ATTGCAACCTTTATTTTACCACTATGCGATTTATTTTTCAGGGTAAAACTCACTCACCTCCTCATCAGTTAGTCCGTTTAATGTATCCTCAACTTCATGCCTATCTTTCCCATCTTTTATCATTAGCTTAATCATCCTATGTCTCTCAGGGTCAACAGAAATCTTAGATAACTTACCGGCAGTATCTTTAAAGAAGGCTGTAAATGGAGTTCTGTATTTACGTTCCACTACAACATACTGCTTCATATCTTTTAGGGTTTTGTTTATAAGCATTTGACTCGCATGAACTGGATCAATAACAGCAAAAATGTCACGCTCTTTTTCGAGTGCATTTGAGAGCTCTATCTGCTCCGTTTTGTTAGCAACTCTAAGAAAGATTGCTTCATCCATTTCCAATTTCTTACACTCATCAAACCAAACATTAGCTATCGTCGACAAATTTTATCTCCTTTGTTTTAAAGTGTTCTAATCTCATATTATTGTATTTATCTTGATGCACTTTCATTTTTTCAGTCCAGTCTTTTGTGTGTACAATACCTCTTTGTACTTCTGCATTATATGTAGCTAATTGTTTAAATTTCCAATCCATCTGCTTCCTCCTCAGTCCACCCACATACAGAACACGTAAGTAAATTGTTTACACAAGCACTACACGGAGGACATATATGACAACTACAGTTTTCTACAGGTGGGTATTCTAAAACTCCCTTAGCGCATTTTGGACAATTATGCCCTTCTTTGTACTCGATCATCTAATCCTCCATTACTAAAAGTTGGTCAATGAGCTCCTGAGTTAAGAGAAGAATACGATCAGCCCAAACTAATTTAGTTTCTTCTCCACCATCTACAGGCCCTTTTATTTTACCTCTAGTTCCTTTTATTCTATTCTTAGCTTGTAATGCCTCTTTTCTCCATTTTGTTAGCATTCTTTTTGAAATAGCCATTTTATATTACTCCTCCTTAGGTATAAGTGTTTTTACTATAGCAGCCAATGCAGCAATAGCTGCCCCATGTTTCCCAAAATACTCTCCTACATTCTTTCCAGTAAAAGGTGTACCATCAAAGTCCTCTGCATCTTGCTCCATGTCTTTTGCTATCATATCTAAAGTGATTTCTCTACTCATTTTTCTTCTTTCCCTTCCGCATATCTTCAAGTGCTTTTTTAACTCCTAAATTAATAAGAGCATTTGAGCTATACCTTGTAATCATTTTAACAAGATCTAGCTTATCTTTTGCCATAAGAAAACTTTCACAATTAGGACAGCATCCTACATTGCTTTTGTGTGTATCTAGTTCTGGTATCTCTCCTGCCTCCTCTTCTGATACAGCTATATCATGTTTCCAAGTATTATCTGTATACTTAAGCAACCTAATATACTCAGCTGTAGTGGTTTCACACAAAAAACAAAAGCTTTCTATTTTAATAATTTTTACTTCTCCAGGGATTGCTTCTACAGTTCTAGCTATCTTCAATCCAAATTTCTTAGCCAGTTCTATATACAAAGCCCGTTCTTCTGGTGTACTATCAGGTAACTTAATTGCTTTTGTCATTTATATCTCCTAACAAATAGTCCTATAAATTGGTGTAGATTTTTTCCCAACTATAACCCTCTTGCAGGTATCGTTTTTGACAGAGATTATAAAACATAAATCAGAATTTAGTTTAGTCCAAGACTGGTAAATTCTAACCTCTCCCGGTTCTCGAGTAACATTGAGCCATTCAAGTCCAATTTCATCTGTTTCTAATACAATCAAATCAGTTATATAACTTACTTGCATAGAACTTTCTACCAAAATTCTTATGTATAAGTCCCCACAAGAGTTTATAACAGGTTCAGCTACTATACCTTCTTCAGCAAGAATTTTAAATACTCTTTCTATCTCTTCCTCATGCTCAAAAAAGACCCAAGCTCGTTCTTTAGCATATTTCATACTTTTTTCTTCTTTTTTCAGGAACTCATTAAACAACTTATCTAATTTCATATTTCCCCTCCCTTAGTTTAAGTCGTACGGTCGATTATTGACCTTTCTGGGCTATATGGTTGCGTGGAATTTAAGAAATATTGGACTCCGGGGAGCCTTAATACTTCCGTGTTTTTGATACTTAAATGTTACAGTTTTACCGAGATATTTATCCCTGTTATCCCAGATTTCCTTCCGTTTATCGTGCTTTAATTTTCCACCACCACAAGCAAAAGTCTTTTCCCATTCCTTACTTTTTAGGATAAAATTACCAAGCGTACCAGCACCAACTTTATTTTCTTGGTTACTTGCTCGCTTAGTCAAACCCATCTCATCTGTGTACTTTTCGTTAAGATTAGTTTGCTGCTCAGTAAATCCAACAATCACACCTTCGGTATCAACAAATGGCTTTCTTTTAAAGATGTTCATTTCATTAAACGTAGCTCTCCCTTGTTTGTATTTACCCCCAGCTGTACGAATCATAGCACCCTCGTAACCAGCAAGTGTGCAAGCTGTTTCATATTGTATTACTGCTCCAGGAGTCCACAAAGCAATTTGACTTAAAACAATTACTCGGGGGTATTTAGTAAGGTATGAAAGATCATACTTTAGCCAGCGGTATTCATAGGTATACTCGCCAAGTAAAAAATTGTCGAAGACATAGAAATGAAAATCTGGTTCTCCATAATGTCTCCGAAGGGGACCAGTTGAAATGTTAAAAGAATTTGGATCATCTGGATTACCCACAGCAAGTTCACCATCTAAACCATTGAGTTCCGGGATAGCTAACTCCTGCATTACAAATGGATTAGCTACTGGTTTCATAGAACTTGTTTTAGGGATATCATCTATAACGCAGCGGAACCCATCAATTTTAGGGCTTCCATAAACCGGGTATGGTAGTAAATTTAACTCCAGATTTGTGATTGAGTTATTTGGTGCTTTTAGCGGTCTTTTCATCTATAGTCTCCTCCACGAAAATTGTTTGGTTAGTAGAACAACCCTGTGTAACTGCTCCCCTACTTTTAGAGTAATGGAACAGAGCGCACCATGAGCCACAAGCGACAAATCCGGCATCTTTTCTGAATGGGCACATAGCATAATCATATTCAGTATGTAAAGAAACTCCCTTTGTAGCCGTATTCTTTTTTACTTGAAATTTCATCAGTTACCTCCCCCATCCTATATCTTTAGATATTTTAGCTGTCATACCACCAAATTCCATAAACCGCTTATTAAAAATGGCATTGTACGGCTTTGAAGAATCAAAGTACAGATGCCCAGATGGTGCAAACCTATAAAGTTTCGCCAGTTGCGAATGCGACATTGCATTAATTTCTTTTACTATTTTTTCGTCAGGTTTTTCCATTAAGTTAATACTCCTTTTAGCCATTCGTCCGTTTCTTGTTGAAGTTCTTGTCTTACAGTTAGTGTACCTGATCCGATTAGCTTAGGTAAATCCGAAAATAAATCGAAGTGATACTCTTTTTTCGTGTATGCCCCCAGCAATCTTTCATTTTCATAACTTTGTATAAGTTGTTGATGTTGCATAGCTTGTTGGCTAGACATAGCTTGTTGTCGGTAGGATAGTGCATGAGAATGCTGGTGTGCAGAACCCCTCCAAACATTTTCTTTCATCGCTTCATGAATCCAATTGTAATCATATAAAGACATTACACAGTTCCCTTCAATTTCACGTTAATATCAGGCAAACGTTTCAGTACTTCATCATGCATATCTTTCATATCGTTCTTTTGCTTCTCCAGATTTGCCTCCATCTTATTACGGTATTCATCTTTAACACTCGCAACAGCTTTTTCCTTAACCTTTTCAACCTCAATCAACTTTTTCTCAAATGCAAGCTCAAGTCTTTCTTCTTTCATTTTGATCATGTGCTTAATATCTTCATCTTCAATTTTCTTTTTAAGCTTCAAGTCACCAACCTCTTCTTTCAATATTTCCCTTTCGCCTTCTAAAAAGGCAACACTCTTTTCAAGTTCATTTACTCTTGCTTCTGCCTTAATTTCTCTTTCTTTCTTAAAAAACATAGTCATTTCTCCTTTTAGGTAATGAACTCAGTGTTTGATCGCTCATCAGATATGATAAGAGTTAGATTTATACGGTGGTTTGTGCAGAAGGTTTGCAAAGCTCTTTTAGCGCTGGCCCTTCTAGAAAATATAGTTTTACTAAACGCAGTATACTTTTCAGTTTCTATTTGCCAGCGGTACATGTTTATCTTAAAGTGCGTATAATTTGGATCATACAGCCCCCATACAGTTCCAGTAACTTTTGCCATTTATTTCTCCTCCTCTTTAAGCATTCTTTCTATGAGCAGTCTTCCAAGTTCAGCCGTAACAAACTTCTCAAGCATCGGATCTTTGGTAATCGTTGCAACTATTCCACGGGCAAGGTGTTTAATATTTCCTGATACGGATATACTAAGTGCTAATGATTCTATATTCATATCATCATCAACTAAAATAACACAGGTAGATTTTTTCGAATCACTTGCTTTCTTTACCAAAAATCTAAACGATTCATCAAGTACTTTAAATTCTTCTGAATGTTCTGAATGTTCTTCTACCATAGTTAAATTCTCCTTTTTAAGTGTTATAGGTTTTTACTTCCATCAAAATATAAGTGCATTATACCATAATAAAACACAGAACACAATGGGTGTTTTCGCACTAAAAGATTTATTTATCAGGATTACCACCAGCTATAATTATATCAAAGCGTTCAATTCGCTGATAAGCATCATCTCTAGTTAACTTAGTAGTCACAAGGGTTGTTAAACTATGAATAATTTCTATAGCTTGATTTCCACCAATTGGAAAAATATAGTATTTTGCGAATGGTATATCAGGCTGAGAACATTCTATACATTTAACCTCTTTACTCATTTTATTCCTCCTTTTATTTCAGGTTTTTTAATATGAGCAACCAATGCGTCTGTTGTGTCAAAACACTCGGTACCATGACTTTCAATTAATAATTCATAATGCTTATTTACGCTCCCACCTATACCACACCAGTATTTAATAGATATAGAAACACGAGCATTGTATTTTTTATTTAGGTATTTTATAAGTCTCTCCATTAATCGGTCCTCCTTTATTAGATTCATAGATTATTTGGTTATTCACTACTAATGGTTTGTCAGGTATGTATGGACCAACTGGGTACGTAAGAACTATTAGTGTGATTATCATTGCTACGAGCAAAAAGTTCTCTACTATATCATCCATTTGATTTACCTTCAACAATAGCGTCAAATAGTTTCTTAAGCCGTAAAACCTTTTTCATAATTTTTACTCGCTCAAGTACATCAGCTTTTGCGTATTCCCTTTCCTGTATTTTAAGTTTACGGTAAATTTTAATGGCCTCTTTCTGTTCTCTCTTTACCTTACCCATTATCTCTGCCCCCTTAGTTTAAAGCATTCCAGCACCATGCGTACCCAAGAACCACACCAACTACAAGCACGATAGCGTATTTAACCATACTTTCGTAAAACTTCTTTTCTTTTTCGTACTCTGGATCAAGCGGTAAATGCCTCATTTTTTCTCCTTAAATATCAATAGTTGTCATTCCCTGAACTTTACCTAATTTATACAGAAAAATTTCTTCTTTAGAATACTTTTTACACTTTCCATGAGTTCCTCTGTTCTTACAATATTTTCCTTTTGGTCCTCCTGACGGTCGATAAGCACGTTGTTTAAAGCCCTTTTCAATTTCCCAAGAATTTAGAATAGCCTTTTCAGTTTTACTTAGACCCATTGTAATTTCTCCTTTTAAGTAAATTTGTCAAATTTTGACCTTTCTTGGAATTATTTGTTCTTATATTCATGCCATAAAAGCACGTTTTCTTTACTTCCCCATGATGGACCCGGAAGCTCGTTATAAACATATGCTCCGTAAGCAGGTAGATTAGCAAGATTTTCATCATCAGCTCTACCACATGCAGCTACAAGATCATTCGACAAAATTGATACAAGAAAGTCACCTGGAATGGTTCCATCATTTTTATATCGTTCAAGTGATTCTAGCATTCTTTCCGGTATATACCAGTGTCTAAAGTTGTAGTTTTTAAGCATTCCACACTCTCCCTTTTTAGTATAGTTCTGTAAGGTTCTTTCCTATGGTGCTCAACAAATTGAGCCATAAATTCAGCAGTAAACTTCTCAACTTTTTCAGACAAGCTATCAATAAACAAGACCCCATCCTTTTTTTCTATTAAAGAATTTAAGTCAAAATTCATTATTATTATTGCTCCTTTCTTCCAGCCAATCATCATATGACTGACCAGTATCTAAATCAAGATATAAATCATAAAGGATATTTTCTTTCCAAGAAGCGGGGAAACACCTTGGACAATCAAGGGCTCCGCAAAGACACGGTTCTGGGCTGTTTAACTTTCTTTGAGTCACGTTCGACCTCCTTCTCTTCATTCCAAAGTTTCTGCTCTTCCAGCATATTGTGGAAAAAGCAAAGTTTGCTTGAGATTGCTTTGCTTGGAAAACTGTGTGTTATTGAACCAGTTGGCGAACGCCACATTCTTGAGGCAACTGATTCTTGACTTTTGTCCGGTTTTGTCCATGCTGTTTCAGTACAACCATGTGCGTTACAAGTTTCCATTACAAATCCTCCAATTTTAATTTATCTCGTTTTATGGGTTCTGGAGTATCTACCCGAAGTAACTCCAGCTTTTCGGTAATTTCACCTACTTTCCAATTGTAGTTGCTTTTCATAATAGCAAAAATCTCATTGTCCGTTCTCCCATCTTTCACCATAAGTCCAAGCATTCGTGTACCTTCGGTATCATAGATTTCAGCGTCATTACTGACCATCAGCATCCAATTTCCTTTATCATCTTTAATGAACATATCAAGATCTTCTTTCAGATATATTCTTAAAAATGGTTCTCCGTTGATTTCTTCATTGGAAATGCCGATATTTCTTGCAGCAATTGAAAACCGAGAATCTTCTGACATTTTACGCCTTACCCGAAAAGCAGTAGTGCGTAAGACATTCCTATTCTTTTCATTAATGCACCTAATAGCAATTTGATCAGTACCACTAAGTACACTTTCTATTGCTTTTTCTATGCTCATTACATTCCTTTCGTGGTCAGCAAACCAGCATTCATAGCAAGATCATTGACTTTATTCCAAGTACGTGCGGCATTAGCTGGTTCTGTTTCTTTTATGTACTCAGTATTTCCGTTATAGTGCTTATTAAACATAAACTTATTCATAGCTAATCTATGCCAGATATGAGCAAGCTCTTCTTTTGACTCAATGACTAGATTTATTGGTACAAACGGAATTTCTTTTACTTTGGCAAAGTTATTGTAAATCAGCCACGGAATTATATCTGTATGGTGTTTTACATAGATAAGAAAACTACAACCATTTTTTAACCCAAGACTGGTTTTTCCGTTAAAACTTTGACTGCGTATCCAAGTTACCAGTTTAGCAAAGCCGTCCAACTCACAAGATGAACTTACTTTAGCTAAAATAGTTTCCAGTGTAATTGAATTTTCTGTACCCTCAATATCTAGCATAGTTTCCTCCACTCTTTTTGGTCTCCAATTACTAAAATTTATACATTCTTCAGCAAGGCAAAGATCAGTTAAGTAAAATTTACAAGTTACACACGAGATAGTCATCTTTTATATCCTCCTTTTATTAGTTTGGGTGTATGTTAAGTAAAAGTCACCGGGCTATGCATCAAATACACCATCTTGACAAGCTTGACACATACCACTGATCCTGTATTCTTTACGTGACAAATCGTCTTCGAATTCTTCAGCTGACTCACCACACCAACTACAAATATTTCCAGTAATTGATTCTTTTCTTGTAGTTGATTGCGGGGAAAGATTGTTAATTAAATTCTCGATTGGGGTTGCTTTTTCTGTTGGTATAGCCACAATTTAGTCTCCTTAGTTTGGTTTTTGATTTAAGAATGGTCAAAAATTGACCCGGTCGGCTGTGGTTACGCAAAAGCTGTATGTTGTGTCCTTATACAATTAACTGCATCATGAGGAATATACGATCCACAAGATTCACATTTTCTGCTTGCAATGTTGGCTTCGTACTTCAGAACTTTCGGGGCTGTTGTCGGAGTTGATTTTTCTCCACCACTTGTTGCCGTCCATTCCTCAATTACCCACTGACGATTATCAAGTTCAAAGGCATCAACTTCGGGGAGTATTACAACTTCTTGGGTGTACTTGTTACTACACTTTAAACAGTTCATTTTGTTCTCCTTAGTTTGGGTTAATTATTTAAGCTTGCCTACAATCAATATTTCTGATTATAGACAAGATAAACAATTAAATGATTCCTGCGAGAATCAGCGCACTTGATACAGTATTAGTCTTACACTCATCACACCATCCACTGTCCTGATCAGGTTCCATGTCAGTCATGTACTCACAATTCTCGTTTGTGCAGATTGCGGGGACACCAGCTCTCATTCCCATTCCCATACACTCCTCTTCGAGGAATTTCATCTGGTCTGTGAATCCCTCAAAGTCCATTAATGTTTCAAGTTTTGTCATTTGATACCTCCGTTTATTTGTAGGTTTCGGGATTATTCTTTAATTTTAATTTCATAAACTGTAAATTCATTTGGATACCACTGATTATAATGAACTATTAAATCCGAGGTTGTTCTTAATTCTTCAGTGTTTGTAAGATACGCTGTTACAACATCACCAAAACTACAGGTGTCAACTATACTTACATACATTTCCGGGTAGCTCTTTTTACACCAGTCAATAAGTATTTGCTCATTTTTTAGTCATTTTTAATACCCTCCTCTTTCTGCTCTATCAGCACATTCATCACACTGGTATCCATGAGCTTTGTCTATTGGAGTTAGTCTATCAGGTTTACCACAATTTGGGCAGGGAAGGTTTCGGGGATTGTTTCTGGTTGCAGCTCGCATAGCTGAATTACCGCCTGGATCTGCAAAACCTACTCCATCAATTAGTTCGTCGTCATAATTATAATCTGGACCAAAGCATCTATCTTCTTCATATCTGTTCATTTTAATCCTCCTTGTTGTTTTGCTGAAGTCGCCGGGTTATGTTTCCAAATATTTTTACCATTCTACTGACTATACCATACATAAACATAGAACACAAGAGATATATCTTGCCTATGTAACATTTATAACATCTATACAATGTAACAAATTGTCAATGAACCCATGTAACCATGTAACATAATTAGTTGTCCCCATGTTTTGAGATTGACCTTTCTTAGTTCTTCTAAGTCTTTTTCTTTTTCTTCTTAATTATTATATAATATATATACTATATATATAAACTAACAACTACAACAGCAACAAACAGCCCAGAAAGGTCAATTGGAATAGGTGGGACGCCCATATCTGTTACATGGTTATATGGTTTTATGGTTATTAATGTTATAAATGTTACATGGTTATTTTCTATTTATTCACTAATACTGATTTGTTTATTCAGCCAAATGGTTATTTTTTGACCATTCTGGGATTATCTTTTTTCTTAATTGATTGTTAATCCCAGCCTTTATTTTTTTTTATTTATCTAAAACTAATTTTGCTGAGTACTCTTTAGCTTACTTGTTTCGTACTCTTTCAGTTTTGCTTTTAAACTAAAAATTTTTTTTTGCAAAGAAAAAGCCCGACAGGTTTTTAACCCTATCAGGCTTTTATTTTTTTTGCTGGTTTAAGTGTTTATTAATTCTTTTAGTTTTGTAACTGTTTTGACTCGTTCAATTGATTCAGTACATTCGCATGTATTAGCATGTTGTTTAATTGTTCTGGATGTTTCGTCAGTGATAACTTTCAGATTTCCATCGTTTGGATGATAACCAAACCACGGAAAAATAGTTCTGTTATGGATTGCTTTTGATGCAAATATAGCATTACAATTTGGGCAGAACCATATCCAACTATCAGCTTTATATTGCTCTGCATCTAAATCACTGTTTTCAACTAAATCAAAATATTCATTCATTTCAATTCTCCCTTGGTTTAAGTGTTTATTTTTTCTAACTGCCCTTGTTTAATTTCACACTTTATTAACGGCTACCTTTCAGTGGTTTGGGTTGAAATTATTTCTTTTTCTTTTTTCCTGCTTCGGACAATTTAATCGCCCAAAATTCCGCCAGTTTTATTTCATCTTTTGGAGTGAATTGTTCGGGGTATACCATCTGCTTCATCATTAAACCTTCCAACGAAACAACGGCACTTGCGGTTTTGGCATTCTCCAGCCTTTTCTTATTTTCGGCTGCGCCGGTCGAATTTGACCTTTCACCCACAAATTTTCCGTTCAAAAAATCTGCCCATTTTGCTTTGGCGCATGTTACTTTTCCGGGTAATTCTTTTTCAGATGCTCCCGAATCGGCCAATTTCTGTTTTGTACCATATACAATAATTTGTTTCTGCAAATCGTTCATTTCAAGAAACATTGGATAAATCAGGTTTAAATCAAAACTTACTTCCGTTTTAATTTCATCCTTTTTATCGGTATTGTACTGGTTCAAATTCAGAATTCCACCTTCAGTCATGGTCCAATCTATTATGCGTTTAGCCATTTTTATATCCCTCGATTTTTTAATTTAATGGTACGTTAAACCGAAAGATAACCGTTAAAAAAGTGTGAAATCTGGTACACGAATTGTCAAAGAGCTTTTTTCCGGTCGGTCGGGATTTCGACCCCGCCTCCGCCGTACAACCTTATATATTGCAAGCTCCATGCCAGACCGACAAAATAAATAAATAATTATAACTCCCCGGAATCATTGGATAAAACCCGCTGGCATAAATACCCGGAACGATCAAAAAGTGTATCACCCAATAAATATGGGACATATCTGTATCATCGTAACATACCGAGATCATTGGATAAAATGACATGATACAGATATGTATCAAATCAATATGGGACAGTTTTTTGAAAAAAGATGCCGTTTAACGGTCCACAGCGCCACGGTACGCCACAAACGGTCAGCCATGTGCAATGGTATTGACCACCTGCCGATCATGGTTAATCGTACTCTTACGATAAAGAAAATTTCAGTACCACATTGTGGTAGTTTGGTACGTGGTATGTAAGCCTTACTTACCAACCAGCCCATCCCACCGAAAATGGTATGTAAGCCTTACTTACCCCGACCGCTGCCCACAATTCAGCGATGAAAAATTGTTACCTCAGCGATAACGGTCGTTTTGATTGGATTGATGCGTGGAACACGCTCCGCAATGGGTACTTTATTTTATTAAATTGGGGGGTGGCAGGGCCACCATCATTATTGTTTAGTGTATATAACCCCCAGATTTCCCCAAGGTAATATTTTGTCAGGAAAGACTGAGTACAAAAAGAATCAAGATTAGAATTTAGGTCAGAATTTAGGTCAGAATTTAGGTCCAACCCCGCGATCCTACTAAACCCCCAGCCCCACTGAACACGATCTAAGAAAGGTCAATTTTTGACTATATGTCTGAATAAACTTATTTCACTAGAAATGATAAATAGGTTGACAACTAGAATCAAATGTGTTACGGTGGACTATACATGTAGAGCTATTTGACGAGGAGATGAAATGGACGTAGAGCAACAGTTAGCTAAAGTTATGTGGGATAGTGATAACAAGGTGGAAGTCAAATCTGATTTCCGTAAACTTGTTGCTAGCTATCTCTGTACTGCTCCGTGGCAGTTTGAATATCTTTGTACAAGGTTTAGCCCCAGCCCCTCTGGTGAATGTAGCTTACGAACACTTGGAGCAAATGATAATTTTGTATGTCTTTCTATTGGAGAATTAGACTAATGGGCGGAGAAGGTTCAGGCAGAACAAAAATCGAAGTGGATATGGAAGCAGCCTTAGACTTGGTTATGCGAGGTGAATCCATACCTACTATCTCAACTGAGCTCGGGATTAGTCCTCCTACACTCCGGGCTAGAATTGCAGACATTCAGAAAAAGCAGGGCCTTCTTCTCCAATATCGTTCTGTCCAAGCTCTTCAACTCACCGAATTACAAGCTCGAGTCCTCGAAGCAATTACCCCAGGTAAAATAGATGAAGCGAATCTCCGTGATCTTGTCATGAGTTACAAAATACTTAAAGATAAAGAACAGGTTATGGACGGGAAACCTAGTGAAATTCGGGGGCTTGTGGCTCATCTGATTCACTTGGAGAAACAAGAATCTGCTCTTGAAGGAGATGAAGTTATTGATGTGTCTGCGGATGGGGAAATACTTGCGACACCGAAGGATGATTTATCGAGTCAGTTAGCTGTACTTGACGACTCGAAATTTTAAGTTAAAGTTGGGGATAGGGTCTCGAGCCTGAAAGCTGATACTTCCATCAGTTTCCCCATCTAACTTAGGAAGAGTGAAAGGAATACACTATGAAAGAAATAGAACTAACTCAAGATAAAGTGGTACTTGTTGACGACGAAGATTTTGAATGGTTAAACCAGTATAAGTGGTGTGCTCATAAAGGACATACTACTTGGTATAGTTTACTAAAGTCTGATGGTAAGCATATTTTAATGCATAGATTAATTATGAATCCTGACAGTAATATACATGTGGATCATAAAGATCATAACGGACTTAATAATCAAAGAAGTAATTTAAGAAATTGCACTAGAGCACAAAATCAGTGGAATTCAAGACCAAATTACGGTAGACAGTATAAAGGAGTAACTTGGAGAGAGGGTACATTAAAGTTTCAAGTTTATATTTCATTAGGTAATAAATCAATTTGTCTTGGAAGTTATGATAATGAAGTTGAAGCAGCCTTAGCCTATAATGTAGGAGCGATTACGTTATTTGGTGAGTTTGCTTATTTAAATGAAGTTGACGGAATAAATACGGTAGATTTTTGTAAGCACATAAATGGACTGAATGAAAGTGGAAATTCTAAGCTCTATTCTTCTTAACGGGGTTGTAATATCTTAGACAGGAAACATATACTTTCATTCAGTCCTAATTCCCGGGCATGTTTCCTGCCCAGTCAACCCCGTTCAAACGAGTTCGCGAGGCCTAATGCAAACAGCTACAGAAAAACGGACACTTGATTATATTCTAACAAATATTTTTGCTGGGGCTGTTATTAAAAAGACTTACACAAATAGGTGTAAGTGTAGAAAGTGTAAAGTTAAAAAGAAATCATATGCTGAACTTGATAGGCATCATATTACATATAAGCCACGCAAACTTGTTTGGCTTTGTCATAAGTGTCACAAGCATGTAACATATTTAAATATGCTTAGGGCAAGAGCGTTGGGTAGAAAATTACAGTACAAAGATCGACTAGCAGTATGGAAATACTTTCTTTCTACAAAATTTACTGAAAGTGATTACGAAGAAAGTGCGCATGCTATGAAAGGTTGGTTTAGGAAATGAAATCAAGATATTTAATTTTAGATGCTGCATATGTGGCAGGAATCGACAGAATTGGGACAATCTAATACGAACACAAAGGAAGTGTTGTGGTAATAATTAAACTTTTTAAAATAGGTGTAAAATGAACTTCACACATAAAATCATAGAGCAAACAACTCAAGCTGATGGTGTTCAGCGCCTACACGTTGCCTTTTTTGACGAATATAAGCTTGCACACAACAGGCATTTCGACTTTCCAAAAGGTACTGATGTTGAGAAGTCTATTGAAGCGATAAAGCCTAATATTGAAAATGGACTTATTGAGCAGGAAGTTCATACTGTCTGCAACATAATTGAAAGTGGTGGGAGGATACCGGTTTTGAAGTATGCGACAACCGAGCGGGTCAAGATAGCTTTTACAGAGCAGGAAACAATTTACAGGACAGAAATTGCTGACAAAACCGTGAAAGCTGATATCTTATCAGTGGAGGCGAAATAATGGCTATTCATGATAATGAATATGTGGATTATACTTTAGCCTCAGGTGACAATGATGGAACCACATGGGCAAACGCATGGTATACTGACCCCACAGCGTTAGGTTCTGCACTTACTAATTGCAATGCAGGTGGAAAAATATGGATTAAGTGTGATAGCGTGGCAACTTATATCGCAAACGCAACCCTTGCAAGTACAAGTGGTGTAGTTGGAAATCCAGTAACGATTGTGTCTGTTCTTGAAACAGCTTCTAACGAACCGCCCATTGCCGGTGAATATAAGACAATGATGGATGGTGGAGGTAGTTTAGATGCTGATGGTGGAGCGTATGACATTCTTCTTAATGGTTGGGATATCTGGATCGGAATAGAATTTAAATGTGGCGATGATTTAGTTTTTTCTGCTGCTGATGTTGATACCAAACTAATCGACTGTAAAGTTACGGTTGCCGATAATGTAGACATGGATTCTGCGGAGGAAAAAGGAATTACATGGGAGAATGTTGATTATGTACAAACAACATTGGGTTTCTTTAATATTAGGTGCGGTTTTGAATGGAGAGGTGGAACATACTCTTGGGCTGGTTCAGGTGCGACCATAAACCTTATACAGCCGAACCTTGGTATTGGATGTAGGATAGTGATAGAAGATGTTGACATTCAAGATTTAGACGGTAGTGATTATTTGGTAAGAAATGACAACGTGGGGACTGATGTACTTTTTAAAAGATGTAAAATCCCTGCCGCCGTAGTAGCGAATGGTCTAATGAGCGCAGGACCAACTGGTGCAGGATCTCGCTATAGATTCCATTCAGTTAATAGTGGAGATGGTATTTATTTCTTTCAAGAATGGTATTTTGAGGGTCAAATTTATCAAGACACGGCAGTTTATCTTGACGCAACTTATGATGGGACAAATGGATATTCTGCAAAGATGGTTGCAGCAAAGGGGAATACGAAAGAATGGTCAAGACCTCTCCGATATGAGCTTTCAGCATTTTGGGCAGCGGCAAACCCGACCCTGAAAGTCGAACTTCTTACTGATAATGTAACATTACAAAATGATGAGTTCTGGATTGAGATTGAGTATCCTGATGGAACGACGGGAGCGTTGGGCAAATTAGACCAGACAAGCCGACCGGCAAATATACTGACAGCACCTGCGCCCTTAACAGCGAGTGCAAAGGGTGCAGGTGATTGGACAGGTGAAAGTGGAACTCCGGTTTATCAGAAAATAGAGGAAACAATAGCTGGCGGACAGGCAGGGATGCACACGGTATGGGCCTGTCTTGCAAAGGAAGCTACAGTTTACGTTGACCCTAAAGTGGTGATAACTTAATGGCTGATATAAACTACATAGTTCCCGGCAAGGGAATAATCCAAGATACAGAAGAAGGGTCAAACGTAATAATTCCAGGGTTTGGGCTTTATCAACAGCAAGTTGTGGTAGCTGGAACAACGCCAAAGGGACCACTTGGTCTACCGTTTTCAAGGCCGTTTGATGGGCCATTTTGAAAAGGAGAATATAAATGCCAGTACCTTATTACGGTGATTTTGCAGAAGACGATACGGTTAATATTCCGTTCAACACATTTGATTCTAATGATCCGAGTGGGTCGGTTACCATAACAGCACTTGCTGATTCTGATATTCATGTTCATAAGGATGCACATGTCGATGAAATCGCTACAGATGGCGCAACCGTTGTTATAAATTTTGACAGTGTAACTGGTGGCCACTATGTCACGATTGATACCAGCGCACATTCTGATTACGCAACGGGTTCAGAATATGCTGTGAGAATAGAAGGGGCAGATGTAGATGGTGGGACAATTAATGGCTGGATTGGGGCTTTTAGTATTGAGCGTGCTGGTGGTGTTCTGGCGACACTTAAAACCATAAATATAGCCAACGGTGCTGTGGAGTCTGATTTAACATATATTCACGGAACTGCATTAACTGAAACAGCAGGGCAACTTGCAGCAGCATTTATAAAGTTCTTTGATGTAGCAACCCCAACAGGAACAGTTGATAGTATTCCTGATGCTGTAGCTGGTGCAGTCGGTGGAATCGCTATCGTTGGCTCTGAAATGGTGGTTCCAGACACGCAAAAAGTCGATGTTGATACGTTCAAGACCAAGGCACTGACTGTTGGCGCTGCCGTTACGATAAGGGCCGATGTTGGAGCAGCAGCGGCTCCGGGTGCTGCGAATGGCATGTTTATTGGAGGGACAAATGCTGCGACCACGATAGCAGCCTTGACGGTTACAAACAACTTACTGGTTTCAGGAACAACAACCTTCACGGGTGCGGTTGCGCTTTCAAGTACGCTTGGGATTGCAGGGCTTGTAACGCTCGACTCCCTGACATGCACGAATAACTTCTTGATTTCTGGAACCACTGTTCATACCGGGGCGGTCACGCTAACGGGTGGTATAAATGCAGGGACAATTTCTGGAACTTTGGCGGCTGATCTTATTACCGCATCTTCATTAAAAGCTGATGCCTGTACTAAAATCATAGATGATTTTGAAACGCAATCACAGGCAGACCCAACAGGATTTCATGTTAATCTTTTAGAGGTAGCTGGAACGGCACAGACCGCTTTAGATTTAGGGGGTACTGTTACAGAAGTGAGGCTTGCTGAACTTGATGCTGCTAATTTACCTGCCGATATTGATAATATTCCAACTACTGCAATGAGAGGAACGGATGGAGTAAGTTTAGTTATACCAGATGTCGCTGGTACTGCACCAACAGCACAAGAAATATGGGATTTAGCGAGTGCTCTTGCTGGTCTTGATTTTGGTACATTGTTGGAAAGGGGTTATCAACTTCTTCAGAACAAAGAAAATATTGTAGACCTTACTGGTGCAGTTGCTCTAAGAACTATTGGTGATGGTGCAGATATGGCAACTTGGGGAATTACTGATGATGATACAACAACTATAAGAACAGAGGCAGTATGGGCATAGATAATCTTAATATTGATAAGCTTTTAAGACCGTATAGGCATGGAGGAACTAAGGCGTATAAGGTTAAGCGAACTATTGGTACTATATCAAATAAATTAGTATTTGATTATAAGTTTAGTCCTGAAATAGTTGGTGCAGCTATGTATCGAGTATTTGGTGAAATGGCTTTTAAAGAACTTAAGTTTAAAGGTGATGGATCTTGGGGTTCAGAAGGTAGAGAGTTGTTTAGTTGCATTAAGGCACAGTGTGTTGATATAGCTAAAGGTCAATCACAAAGAGCTGTAATGGATCATATTAAAGAAATGGTAGCTTGTACTGTACCAGATTGTCCTATGAGAACAAAAGTACTTACGAAGAGGACTAAGTTAGAAAGATTTAAATTGTTTATGTTTAAACCTCGTGGATGGTGGAGATTGTAATGGCATTACATTCAGGTATAGATACAGTAGCTGTAATTTCTTTTGGTGTCTTTACAAAAACTTATGGTAGTACTGATAAGGGAAATATAGCTTCTTTGTTCACAAGTCGTGGTTTGTATGAGAAAGCAGCAACACCAAGTCTTAGTAATAGGCAAGGTAAATGGTTACTTGGGTTTTATAAAAGAAGGGTAAAGGTGAAGCGATATGGATTTTAAGTTAAAGACTGTAACTGTTGCAGAAAATGGCACTTATTCAGGTGAATTTACACTTGAGTCTTACTCAATCTTTATTGGGGCTCTGTTTCCAGCAATGGATAATGGAGATATCGGACTTGCATTATCTGTTGATGATGGAGATAATTATAATCCGATTTTAGACCCATCTGATGGAAATGACGCTGTATTGTGTGGTAGTGGTGATGATCCTGGATGGGTAGATTTTTCAGACTGGATTAGATTTGTACCACAAAATGCTCATTATAAGCTTCGTTTTACTTGTGCATCTCAAACATCTGGTGCGGTTGATATGCTTGTACTTATGCGAGGGTAAGTAGGATTGTCAAAAATTGACTATTCTTGGAGAATAAATGCTAGAAACAGATTTAAATAAAGGGGTACTTCAAAAACTTGTGGAGTGGAAGAGGAGTCCTTTACAGTTTGTTTCTGAAGGTATTAAGGCTGTTCCATCAACACAGCAAATTGAAGTTCTTCAAGCCGTAGGAAAAGAAAAGCGTGTTACTGTAAGAAGTGGGCACGGAGTTGGTAAAGATACTGTTGGATCATGGATAGCATTGTGGTTCATGGTTACTAGACCTTATGCTAAAGTAGTAGTAACGGCACCAACTAACAGACAACTTAGAGATATTTTTCTTGCTGAAATTTCTAAGTGGCTTAGACAATCTATTGTGGCTGATGAATTTATAGTTAGAAAAGATTCCATTCAACATAAAGAAGCTCCGAAGGAGTGGTGGTTAAGATTGATTTCTCCTTCTATTAGAGCTACGAAAGAAGAACAGGCTGAAACACTTGCTGGGTTGCACGGTGATCATTTGCTTATTATTTGTGATGAGGCAAGTGGTATTCCAGATCCAACCTTTGTACCACTTGAAGGTGCTATGACTCAGCCAGATAATAAGGTTCTTCTTATTGGTAATATGACAAAAAATTCTGGGTATTTTTATGATACTCATTTTCATGCTGAGATTAGTAAGCAATGGAAAAAATTTCATTTTGATTCAAGAGATTCTAGTAATGTAGATCCTTCAATGCCGAAATATTTTGCTATGAAATATGGGCTTGAGTCGAATGTTTTCAGGATTCGCGTAGAAGGAAATCCACCGCTTCAAGATGACGATACACTTATTCCTTTGTGGACAGCAGAACAGTGTATTGGAAATGATTTTGAAGTAGCTGAAGATGAGCCTTTGTATCTTGGTGTTGATGTTGCTCGATATGGCGATGATGCTTCTATTATACTTCCAAGACAGGGATTACGAATTGATCCTTGGGAGACATTTAGAAAATTAAATACTATTGATCTTGGTGGGTTTATTAATCAGACTTACCAAGAACTTGATGCAAGTGGTTGTGCTATAGATGTTATTGGCGTTGGAGCTGGTGTTGCAGATTGGCTTGAAAAACACAATATGAGAAATTTGTATCAAGTTAATGTAGCTAATTCTTCTAGTAATATAGAAAAGTATAATAGACTACGAGATGAGTTATGGATAAAAATGCGAGACAATTGCCTTTTAGGAAAATACTCATTTCCTGCTACTAAACTACATGGGGAAAGTGAATCTCTTGGACAGCAACTTGCGAATGAGTTAGCAACTGTCAAGTACAAATTTAATGCTCATGGCGGGTACATTATAGAGTCAAAGAAAGATTTAAAAGCTCGTGGAATAGCAAGTACTAATATTGCAGATGCGGTTGGTCTTACAGAATACTTTTCAAATAAGGCAACAAGAGTATTTGCTAAGAAAGAAGAGGAAGATCCAGATACATTTTTGAAGCGATATAGTAATGGGATTTCTAATCCTGGACAAGCTTGGATGGGAATGTGACTAAGTGGGGATAGGTCTGCAGCCCAAAAGGTAGTAACTCCACTACTTTCCTATTTTTAATTAGGAGGTTATTGAAGGTTCAGTATAATGGAAATAATTAGATATGACGAAGAAAAGAAATCTCTTTTTGTTAAGTACAATACTAAAATTGTGTGGCAGTATAATAGAATATCTGCTGAGATGTATAAAAAGATTAGGGAATCAAAGACTCCTGAAAAATATGTACGGGACTTATTTCGCATTATTAATAGTGTTGGTGTAGTTAAAGAGGATATATAGTGACTGCAAAAGCAAAAACAGAAGCGGACGTTAAGCTACTTAAAGAGATTCAAGATCGATTGAAGAAAGCTCAGGACGGTGATGATGATGAAAACCGTAAGGTAGCTTTAGAAGATCTTGAATTTGTTGGTATTGAAGGGGCTCAGTGGCCAGCAGATTTGCAGGCTCAGAGAACTTCTGATGGTAGGCCTTGCCTTACTATTAATAAAATGCCTGCGTATATTGATCAAGTAGTTGGTGATCAAAGAATGAATCGGCCAGCAATCAAAGTTGTTCCGGTTGATTCTGATGGGGATATTGAAGTTGCAAGGATTCTTGGTGGTTGGATTAAGCACGTGCAAGCAATTTCTAAATCTGATGTAGCTATTGATCATGGTTTTGAGCATGCTGTTACTTGTGGCTATGGTGCTATGCGAGTAGTTACTAAGTATGTAGACGATACTTCTCGTGATCAAGAAGCCTACATAGAAAAAATAGATAATGCTCTGGCAATTTACTGGGGTAAGCATAGTGAGTACGATTGTTCAGATGCTTCGTACTGTATAATTATTACTGATATAGATCGTGAAGAGTATGAAGAAAAATATAAAACAGCTCCTATGCCATTTAATACTGCCAATAGTCAATACGTAGATGGTTGGGCAACTAAAGATACTGTATTACTTGCTGAGTACTTTGTTAAAGAACCGACCAAAACTATCATCTATTTTTTAGCTGATGGAAGAACAGTAAAGCAAGTAGAGGAAGGTGATGTTGTAGAAGGTGAGCGTATAGTAGAATCTTATAACATTATGTGGTACCTAGTATCTGGAGATAAAGTTCTTGATCGTAAAAAATGGGTTGGTAAAAAATACATTCCTGTAGTACCTATCTGGGGGAAAGAATTAAATGTTGGTGGTAAGCGAGTTATTCGTGGGCTGATTAGACACGGTAAAGATTCTCAAAGAATGTATAATTACTGGCAATCAAGTGATACTGAAGTAGTTGCTCTGCAGCCTAAGGTTCCTTATTTAGTTACGCCAGCACAAATTTCTGGTCATGAAAAACAGTGGAAAAATGCGCACACAAAGAATTACCCATATTTACTTGTTAATTTTGATGATAAGGCTCCAGGGTGGCCACATAGAGAACCGCCTCCACAAGCGTCAACTGCTATGATTGAGCGGATTCAGAATGCCGATCAAGAAATGCGTGATACTATTGGGCTGCAAAAAGCTTCAATGGGTATGCAGAGTAATGAGAGAAGTGGAAAAGCTATAGTCGAAAGAAAAAAAGAAGGTGATGTTGGAACTTTTGCTTTCATAGATAATTTATCAAGGTCTATTGAACATCTTGGGAGAATACTTATTGATGTAGCTCCTGGGATTCTTGATACTGAAAGAATAATTAGACTTGGTCTTGATGATGGTGATCAAGAATTTGCAACTGTTAATAAAGAAATAACTGAAAATGGCAGCACAAAAATTCAGAATGACCTTTCTGTAGGAACGTATGATATCGTTATCTCGGTCGGACCGAGTTTCACAACTCAGAGAACTGAAGCGAGAGAATCAATGTCAGAGTTTATTCAATATTACCCAGACGCCGCACCATTAATTGGTGATTTGTACGCTAAGGCTATGGACTGGCCTGGGGCTGATGATGTTTCTAAACGCCTGGAGTTTCTTCTTCCTCCAGAAATTAAGAAACAGATTGAGAATAAAGCAATCATTAAGGCTGGTGGTACACCTCCGCCACCTCCTCCGCCTCCGCCACCTCCACCCGAAGAGGTACTAAAATTGCAGCAGGGTGAATTGAAACTACAGGAAGGTCAACTTAAATTACAGCAAGGTGAAATTAGTCTACAAGAAGCTCAGATTGGTTTGCAAGATTCACAAGTTCAATTACAAGAAGCGCAGGTTAAGCTTGAGCAAGAGAATGCAAAACTAGCTGCTATTGTTCAAAGTATGCAACTTAAAGCTGGTGAATTTGCTATGAGTGTAAAGGAGAGTAAAGATGCCGAAGGAAAAGAATAGTAATTCAATTAAAGCTATAGTTGATGGTAATATTGCTGTAGTAAGAAAGGTTGCAAAAATTCCTTTTGATCCTGAAGGTTCTGGGTATGATTATAAAAGTGCTGAAGCAGCCGGTATAAAACCAGATAAAACTGGACATTACCCAAGTCGTAATTATAAAACAGGTCAAATACTAAAAGGTAAAAAACATAAGACATTCTTTAAAACGGTTGCTGGTGAAAAGAAAGCTGGCTATACAATATATAAGGGAAAGAATGGTAAGTACTATTCAAAACCAAAATAGGAGACCGAAAGATATCTAAGAAAAATAAGAAGAAAGGAGACTAAAGATGCCTAAAAAGTTAAAGGGTTTTGGTTTAGTTACAAGAATAGATAGTGCTGGTGTAAGACATATAACTATAGTTCCAGCAAAAAAGAATACTAAAGATTATTTACGTTATATAAATAAGAGTAAAGCTTACGCGAAGAAAAGGAATAAAAATTCAATTAAAGCTATGGTAGATGGAAATGTTGCTGTAGTAAGAAAGGTTGCTAAAAAGGAGGGTAATTGATGGAACTGTACGATATGAAGATTCCGAAGAAGTCTAAGAAAGAGTTAGCTGATATGAATACAGTATCTGAAGTAGAAGGGGAGCGTTGGCCGTACGGACTTCAGATTCGTTTTGAGGAAGATCAGGTTAAGAAGATTCCGTCTCTTACAAAGTATGAAGTTGGAGATAAAGTTACGGTTCAGGCTGTAGCTTTGGTTACAGCTGTTAGGATATCAGAACGGCAGAACGGTAGGAATAGGCATTCTGTAGAATTACAACTTGAGGAAGTTGGTGTTGCCTATAAGGGAGATAAAAAACCTGAAAAAATGTCCCCAAAAGAATATAGGAAATCACGTGAAAGTTAGTCAGAAAGGTCAATTATTAACCATTCAACTGTATCGGGCAATTCCCGAGCTTCAGACTGAAAAAGTCTGCAAAGGAGAAAGATGTTAAAGACACTAGAAGAAATGAAGACTGCTGATATTGATGCCGGAGTTGTTATTAACGGAGTAGATAATCCTAACGTACTATCAATTGATTCGACAGAACCTGTAAAAACTACAGCTGATATTGTTGGAGCATCCGGTGATGAAGCAGAAGCAGAAGTAGAAGTAAAACCAGTGGTTGAAAAACCTACTGCGAAAGAAGTTGAAGCTAAAGCTGAGGCGGAAAAGGAGGAAAAGAAGGTCGAAACTGAACCTAAGTCTAAAACTGAGCTTAGCTCTGACTCACCTACAGTAGCAAAAAGAATCGGTACTTTGACAAAGAAATATCGTACCGCAGAACGTGAAAGAGATTTTGAAAAAGAGAAACGACTCGAGGCAGAAACTAAATTAAGTGAACTTGAAAGCAAAATTCCAGACGCTGATAAGCCAGTAAAGACAGACTTTACTGATGAAGATGATTACATTGAAGCTCTTACAGATTGGAAAATTGATGCTAAATTTAAAGCCTCGCAAGCAAGTGTAACAAAAAAGATAGTAGATAAGGATGAGCGAAAGGCTGTAACAGAAACGTACAATGGGCTTGATGATGCTTTAGACAGTGGAAGAGAGAAGTATGAAGATTTTAATACTGTTGTCTTTGATGAAAATCTCATTATCAGTCCAGAAGTTACGCAGATTATTTTAGACACAGAAATTCCTGCAGATATTATGTATCATCTTGCAAGTAATCCTGAAGAGTCTGAACGAATTTCTGCCCTCACCCCCATACGGGCTGCTAGAGAAGTTGGTAAACTTGAAACAAAATTGGTAAAAGAAACAGAGAAAAAGGTTGAGAAAGAGGTTAAAGTCGAAACCAAAGTTGAAACCAATTCTCTTAAAAAACAATCGAATGCTCCAGCACCGATTACTCCAGTAACAACAGAAGGCGTTACGGAAAAAGATCCGAATAAAATGTCCTCTAAGGAATATCGGGCATGGAGAGAATCACAATCAAAATAAGGAGATAATGTAAAATGGCTTCTACAAATGTACTGCTTACACCTACGATTATTGCTAAAGAAGCCTTGATGCAACTTATCAATAATCTGGGTATGGCAAGTAATGTCTATCGTGCGTATAAGAATGAGTTTACCAAAGTTGGGCAGACCATTACTATTCGTAAACCGAACAAGTTTCGGGCAAATAAAGGTCAGGCTAGGTCGAATGTTGAGCTTGCCGAGCCTTCCACAACACTCACAGTCAGTACTCAGGCTAATGTCTCTTGGGCATTTTCCAGTGTTGAACTGACTCAGACTATCGAACAGTACAGCAAGAGATATATTTCCCCGGCTGCCAATGCATTGGCTAATCAGGTTGACGTTGATCTGTGTGGGTTGTATACTGATGTGTTTAACTATGCAGGAACTCCTGGTACTACTCCGAATACCTTTAAGGTACTTGGTGATTGCCAAACTATTTTGGACAATGAATCAGCTCCACAGGGTCGAAGAATTGCGATACTGAATCCGGATGCTAACTGGACTATGGCAGATGCGCTTAAAGGAACCTTTGCTCAGAAAGTAGCAACTGATATTATAACCAAAGGTTACTTGGGAACTATTGCAAATCTGGATATTTACATGGATCAGAATATTGCGAATCACACCACTGGTGCATTTGAGTCTGGCATTCTTATGGATGGGTCAACAGCTACTGCTGCAACTGAATTTGCAACAAATGGGTGGGGTGGTACTAGTACAGTAAAAGATGGTGATATATTTACTGTAGCTGCAACAAATCAGGTTAACACTATGTCTGGTGTAAGTACTGGTAATCTGAAGAAGTGGGTTGTAACTGCTGATACAGCGGACTCTGGCTCAGATATGGATATTCCTATTGCACCTACTATTTCTTATGTGGCTAGCGGGCCGTATAATAATGTAGATGCTCTTCCGCTGACTACCGCAGCGTTGACCTTTACTGGTACAGCGTCTACTGTGTATCCTCAGAATCTGATATTTTCGCCTGAGGCGTTCTGCTTGGTAACTCTTCCTATTGAGATGCCGGCTAATGTTTGGGGCGCTCGTGAAACTGATAAAGATGCTGGAATTTCCATCAGAGTCGTGAAACAGTACGACATTGATGCTGATGAAGAAATTATTCGTCTGGATGTTCTTTATGGGATTAAAACTCTGTATCCTGAGCTTGCAGTAAGGCTTTGGGGATAAGTTTGTACAGTATCTAGAGCTGACTAGACCACAAGCTCTAGGTACTTTTTAAACAGGGTCTAATAAGGAGTAATAAAATGGGTTTAAACTTAAGATATTCCCCACTTGAGTGGGATGAAGCTACGAGATCATTAACACTTGGAGCAAGTCTGACTGCATTAAATATAAATGTAGCTCAAGAGGGAACAGGACTTGCTCAAACAGCGGTAATACAGCATGGCTCGTATTCTTCCGCTATTGCTTATGGGGCACCGACTACTTATCTTATTCTGAAAAGTTTGCATATTACAGCAGCACCAGTAGCTACAGCAGTTATGGGTGATGTTAATTTTATTGCGACAAGTGCGGATAGCACAGGATATATTTATCCAGGGTATGATTATTTGTCTGTTGGACATAATCTTGTAAATGGGTATGCTTCCAGAAATCGGGTAGAATTAACTGCAACTTGTGAGGTTGGTGAAACTGTAGCAGTTTTGGGGACTTTAAATGTTGCAGCTTCTACAGCAATTACAGGTTATGGAAGCCATACCGCAGTAATAGCAGCTGGATTACTTGATTTAGCTGTTGGTGCAAGTGCAACTGTAGAACAGGAAGCAACTTGTTTGGAAATTAGACCAAGGATCGGGGCTAATGTAGCCGGATCAACTTGTGGTATTAGAGTAAATGTTAATTGCTCTACACCGAATTATCTTGACTATGGTATTGATATTCGGAGTATGAGCGCTAATCAAACTGCAGCAATACGAGTTTTGTGTACCGCTGCAAGTGCAGCAATACCAGCTGGTATTATTTTAGAGGGTCAAGCTTCAACTACTTCAACAATTACAAGTGGTATTAAATGTAATGGAAATATTACTTACTTGTTTGACTTTAGTAGTGGAACTGATACAAAACCACTTACAGCAAATGCAACAGCAAAAAGTGGAACTTGTCAGGGTTGGATTTCAGTATTAGATGGTGATGGAAATCTTGGTTATATTAATGTGTATCCATCATAAGAAGTAAAAACAAATCCGTGAGATAGAGTCATGACTCGAAAGCTGATTCCTGGTCAGTTTCTCACGGTTTAACCCAGGAGTAATTACAGGAGATTAAAATGGAAATGAAATTGGGTGTTATTGAAAGATTTTTACTATCACAAGTTTTACCGGCAGAAGGTAATTATGCAAACCTTAAACTTCTTAGAAAAGTGAAAGAAGATTTATCCTTTACCGAAGAAGAAAATAAATTACTTCAGTTTAGACAAAATGGAACACAGCTACACTGGAAAGATGGAGTAGTTGATGACAAAAAATTTACGTTTGGTGAAGTTGTTACCAAACTTATTATAAGTGGATTGAAAACTCTAGACCAACAAGAAAAACTTACAGAGAATCATATGATCTTTTGGGAGAAATTTATGGAGGTGGAAGATGGTAAGTAAAAATCAATTACTTGGGTCTGGAATTGATTATGAAGCTTTAGCAAGGCAAATTCCTGTTGTAGAAGAGAAACAAAAAAACGCACCAGCATGGAGATACCACAAAGATTGTAAAGCTGGTAGAGTTATTAAAACTGATAAAGCTCTTGCAGAACTTGATTCAGCTGGTTGGGTAGACCATCCAGGTAAGGTACAGTTACTTTCTGGACATGAAAAAGTGTGGGAAGAAAGATTAGAAGAAGGAGAAGAAGGAGAAGTAGAAGAGATAGAAACAGAGGAGAAAAAGAAATCTTTTAGTGATTTGCTTAAAGGTGCATTTAGTGGTTCAGATAATGCGTCAAAAATTGACCAACCTGACAAAGAGGAATAAAGCTAATGTTAATTTCTGATCTAATAGATGCTTCCGCAAGAAAGATTAATGTAATTGCGAGTGGGGAAGACCTTTCTCCAGAAGAACAGCAAGACTTTTTAGCTGGTCTTCAGTCAATGCTTCGATCTTGGTCTACAGAGAAAATAAATGTTTTTGCTTCAGTAAGTGAGACACATACTTTAGTTGCTTCAACATATCTTTATACGTGGGGTTCTGGTGGTACAATTACTACAGCAAGACCGAATCAAATTCTTGGTGCGTCTATAGATGATAGTGAAGGAGTAACGCATCCTGTAGAGATTATTGGTGAGGGAAGGTATAGATCTATTTCTGTAAAGGCTACTGTTAATAGACCTTCAATGCTGTTCCCAAAATTTGCGTATCCTCTGGTTCAGGTGTATTTATACCCTGTTCCAAGTACTGCTGAGACATTAAATCTTTATAGTATTAAACCATTTACAGAAACGAGTTCTTTTGATAGTGTTGATGATACACTACAAATGCCTGTTAACTACGAGGAGTTAATTACTTATAATCTTGCTATAAGAATGGCTCCTGAGTTTGGTAAAACTGTTACTCCAGCAGTTGCTGCAATAGCTCGTGATTCATATAGTAAGGTGACTACTCTAAATGCAGGAAATTATGTTGAGTCATTAAGTATTGCTTTACCAACTGGTAGTCGTGGTGGGTATAACATAAATAGTGATAGTTACTAATAGGAGTGTAAAGTGGAAATTCCTTTTGTGGGTGGAGCATATACTGGTTATAGTAAGAATCTTAACGCTCAGCGTAGTGTAAATCTATTTCCTGTTGTTGACCAACAAGACGCAAAAAATGTAGTAGCTTTATACGGCACTCCTGGGTTAGTAGAATTTAGTGATTTTAGTGTTACTGCTGCAGCAAGAGGTATGTACGAATTTGGTAGTGTTTTATATGTTGTTACTGCTGAGACTGTGTATTCAGTAACAACAGCTGGAGTCGCAACAAGTATCGGAACTATAGATACAAGTACTGGAAATGTATTCTTTGCTGATAATGGAACGGAGGTAATTATTGTTGATGGTACAGATAATGGTTATTTAATAACTGCTGGTGTACTTGCTATTATTGCTGACGATGATTTTCCTAAGGCTTCAAGTGTAACTTTTCAAGATGGTTACTTTATCGTAACAAAAACTGATACTGGTCGTATATACATTTCAGGACTTTACGATGGTACTACTTGGGAAGCACTTGAGTTTAGTACTGCTGAAGCTAGTCCTGATGATGCTCAAGTAGTAATTTCTAATGCTCATGATCTGTGGATTTTTGGTGATAAAGTAGCAGAAGTTTTTTATAATTCTGGGGATGCTGATTTTCCCTTTCTACGAATTTCTGGTGCTATTCTAGAACTTGGAATACAGGCAGCAGCATCAGCTGTAAAAATTAATGGTGTTATTTATTGGCTTTCAACAGAAAAGCGAGTAGTACGGACTAAAGGTTATCAGTTTGAAACGATATCTACTTCACAAATAGATTACCAAATTTCTTTATATAGTACAACTAGTGACGCAAGAGCTTATAGTTATCAAATGCTTGGTCACATATTTTATGTTTTAATATTTCCTACAGAAGGTAAAACCTGGGTCTTTGATGTTACGACTAATTTTTGGCATGAGTGGGAAAGTTATGCTAGTGGAATTATTTGGGGTAGGCATAGATCTAATTGTATAGGTAAATTTGGAAATTCTTATATTGTTGGAGATTATGAGAATGGTAAATTGTACCAACTTGACATAGATACATACGCAGATAACACGAACGAAATTCAAAGAATTAGAGCAAGTCAAATAACTAACAAGGAAATGTTTTATGTTATTTGGCATAGACTACAAATTGATTTTGAGAGTGGTGTTGGACTTATTACTGGACAAGGTTCTGATCCACAAGTTGCTCTTCAATGGTCAGATGATGGTGGACATACTTGGTCAAATGAGCACTGGACAAGCATAGGAAAAATTGGAAAGTACGACTGTAGAGCGGTTTGGAGAAGGATGGGTAAGACGAGAAATAGGATTATTCGAATTGTTATTACAGATCCTGTAAAGGTAATTATACTTGGAGCTTACGCAGAACTTGAGGAGTGTGTTGCATGACACTAATGAAACCTCCATTTAGAGAAGCCATGTTTATGTCTCCTAATGTTTTGAGTAAGGCATGGTCTAAATTCTTTATTGCAGCTGAACCAAAAAATGCTGAATCATACATAACTGGTACAGATAATGAAATAACTGTAACAGATGATTCAGATGAGGGAGTAGTACTTTCTTTACCGTTAAATATTGTAGTTGATGGTATTACTGAATCTACCGGAGCTGCTGGTGTAACTGTTGAACAAGTACTTTTAAAGGATGGTAGCTTAACATTAATTGATGGAGCTATTGTTGGAAATGGTGTTTACCTAACTTTTGATGATGCAGATGCACTTACTATAACTGGTGGTGTTTTACGAATAGCAACAGCAGAAGATGCAGAAGCTGATACAGATAAGTTTCTTGTTTGGGACTCAAATGGTAATGTTGATTACAGGACAGGCGCGGAGATGCTTGCTGATTTATCTGGTGATTCTATATCTGTATTTGATTTTAATGCTACTGGAATTGCAGCAGATAGTATTGTTGAATCTACTGCTGATACTGGTGTAACTATTGATGGTGCTTTAATTAAAGATAGTAATATTACTCTTCCTGGATTAACTGCATTTCAAGCAATACTTACTGATGCCTCGAAGAAACTTGTTTCAATAGCGGTTGGTATTGTGGATACAAACATTGTAAGAATTGATGGTACTGCTAACGATGGAGAATGGAGTATTTTCAATGCTTACGGACTTGAGGGATTAACAGATGCAGAAGCATTAGCTAAACTAAGTGGTGATGCAACCGCAGCTTTTGATTGGAATAGTCAGAATCTAACGAGTGTTGGTACTATTGGAAGTGGTTCTATTACTGCTTCTGGCGACATTATTACAACCGAAGATTTGAAGATTGGTGATGCAAAATATATCGGTAGCACCACAACACCAACAGCGATACAAATTGCAGCGAATGGAGATGCCCTGTTCTCAGGCTATATAAGACCAGCAAAAAGTATTATCAGTAGCAACGCATCGCATTTTGATATTTATACAGATAGTTCTGATGGTTCTGACGATAGAGATTTAAGACTTGGTGGTGGCGGTGATGTTACTGCAAGCCGTGGCGCTGTAATGCAATTCCACGGAAATGAGCATGTAGTTAGTCCGGGGGTATTGGCTTTTTATGCAGGGAACGTAAATGCTGATATAACGTTTACAACTTATGGAACCGGAGATTTTAATTTTAACAATGGTGACGTAATTATTACAGAAGACCTCGTAATGGCCTCCGGCAAGCTAATAGGAATTACAGGCGACCTTGATTTAATTACGCTGACGTCTGGTGTGGTGACTATTGCTGGCGACCTTGTAATTGCTACAGATAATGCAGGACTTAGAACCAATACGGCAGATGGGAGTGATGATCAAGCATTAAAACTAAATGGTGGTGGAGACTTCTCAATTAACAGGGGCGGGGGAATAACGCTCTATGGAAATGAGGACTCTGAGGCAGGAAGAGTAGCTATTATAGCCGGGAATGTTTCTGGTGGAGATGTAAGAATTTACACACAGAACGCAGAGAGGATGAATATAGCTTATGGTGGTGATGTAACTATTGCAGAAGACCTCGTAATTGGTGACGGAAAAACAATCGGGCAGGCAGCGGGGCCACTTCTTACCTTTGATAATACGAATAATTATCTTGAAATTACAGGGTGTAATGTTGGAATTGGAACAACTGCACCAGATAGTTCTTTGCATATATATGACGGAGTATTAACTCTTGGTAAAGAATCAGTAGCTTCGGGGTATATAAATTCTGATGAAAATTTATATTTTAATATCGATGCAAATAATGGAGAGACAGGGAAATACTTTATTTTTGCGACAAATAGGACAGGATCTTCTGGAGGAACAGAACTTGTAAGGATTCAAGATGATGGAAACGTTGGGATTGGAATAACTCCAACAAGTCCTTTCCATGTTGCAGGAACAACGAATGATGGTTCTAACTTAGTTCAATTTACTCAGTCCGGTACTGGCAGAGCGTTAGGACTGAACAGAACTGTTTCAGCCGCTACAAGGCCAATGGCTACCATTGCGCAACTTCATGCAACAGGTGGTTCACAAGCAGCGCTTTTGATTCAGCAAGCAGATACCGGGAAAATTGCACTTGCAATTAATACTGATGGTTCGATAGCAAGCTACAACTTTACCGTTACTGATGTTGGAGATGTTTATGCAAATGCAATATCAGTAGGAACAGCCAGCCCCGCAGCAGGATTTAGCGGTACTGGAGATATTTATGCAACAAGCGGCATAAAGGCGATGGAGGGCCTGTATTCGGAGGCCGTGGCTTATGGTGCAGGTTTGGAGGTTGCTGATAATTCTCTGGTAGTTACTTACACAGGGACAGGTGCAACTTTAACAGCAGCCACGCAATTAATCACAGATGCAGGTGGGAGTTTTGACAGTACCTATATTGGACAATTCCTCAAGGTTGCAACATCAACGCCTAGTTTTACAGGAGCAACAGGAGAAATAGTAGCAGTTACCGACTCAACACATATCGTAGTAAGCTTTGGTTCTACAGGTGGGGCGGCTATACCAGATGCAACAGAGATGAGCTTTGTTATATATCCTTCTCCTAATTTCTATGTAAGTGATAACGGAGACATACACGCTAAAGTAGGTGCAAGTGATGATGCTTCATTTAAGATAGTATCACCTACAGGAGCTAATGACCACGCAGCTCACGTTGTAGCAACCGCAGGGATAGACGGGCATTGTGGATTAGATATAGAAATAGATGCAGATACTTACGGTGGTATTGCAGGGTATTGTCTTAAATATGATGCTACAGGATATATTGCGGGCATCTCTGGTCAAGGTCTTAATATGGTTATAGATAATAACGGTGCAACAGGTGGAGACTTACACGGTATAGATGTAGCTTCAACTGACCCAAGTAATACTGATATGGAAGTAGTGGCGGTAGGAACGAATCCAGGGGTAGATGTTATACATCAGCATTTAGGTACAGCAGCGGTAGTAGCTTCGGCTTGGCTCTATGATTCAAGTGCTGGAACTTATACAGATGTAACTACAGCTTTTAACTCTTCAGGTACAAATGTTCAGATGTTCGGAGGAGACAATGATAAAATCTTGATTGCATCT